CAGTAGCTTCAACATTTTTGTTTTCTATCTCTTGTTTTTTCAGAGCTGCTTTTGCTTCTTCCTTGGTCATTTTTGAAATATCAGTACCCTTTTTCATAAGAGCATCCATAGCTTTTTGCTCTTCAGCATTTAATTTACCAAGTTTTTGTTTTATCCTTTGTTGATTAATTAAATCACCAATAGGCATTCCTGCTGCTTTGGCCAATGCCTCTTGTTCATAAACATTTAACTTACTTAAATCACCTAATTTACTTGCTTGTTTAAGAACTTCTTGTTGAGCCCCAACCATATCTCCTTGAGCGGCTAAACCTCTAGCTCTACTTAGATTTAAGTTGGTACCTAAAATAGCACTTGCTTCTAGTTCTGCATTTATACTACTTTCAAAATCTAATAAACTACCAGCAACTTGACCTGCTTGTTTTAATGAAGTACCAAATTTAGCGGCTTGTATTGCTGCTTTCTGTAATTGAGCTGGTGTTCCTTTGAAGTACTTTGTTATTTCTTCAGAACTATCAGCCATATCCTTCAGAACTGCGTTAGGTGATACATCTGCTAACTCTGCCATTTTGGCAACATTAGTAGTCATCATCTGAGCTTGTTCTTCAGTTAATCCATTTAAGTTTTGAAATAGTTTATTAGTACCTGCAATATTTTCCATACCAATACCCATTGATAAGGATAACTTAACTGCATTTTCAAGAGTATCAGCTGATAGTTTTTCAACACTACCAAATTCTTTAACCATTTGACCAGCTAATTTAGCACCTTCTTCCAATGAACCAGATAGGTGCATTGTTTTCATACCAATATTAGTAGCTGTTTGTTCCAACCCATCCATTTGTCCTTTTACAAGACCTGTTTCACTTCGGAAGGCCTTCATACCAGCTTCCATTTGTTTTAAAGCAAAGAATGCTGCTCCAAGAGCGGCAACAATAAGTAAGATTACAGCTTGTGGGCCCATAAATGCACTTACCAGCATTGAACCAGCTTTTGCTCCCGCGGCACCAAGAGCTTTCATACTACCCATACCACTTCTCAATCCAGCAGCATAAGTTGATGTAAATTTTTTAGCGGCTTTTCCAACTTTATTCTTGAGTGCATCACCCATCTTAGTAGCCACTTTTCCAAATGAATTTCCAATTATGGGTATATTTGAAGTAAATCCAGTAGCTTTATCTATCAGTTCATCAAATCTTCCTTTTAAGCCTTGTGATTTTTCATCAACTCTTTCAATAGCAGCTTGTTGATTTCCATATACATCTAATAATAAGTTTTGTTGTTCTAATGATTTAATAGCAGCCGCAGTTCCTGCCTTAGTAAACTTATTACTACCTTGTTGTAATTTATGTTCACCGTTTTTAAGTTTATTTATTTCAGATTGATTACTAACAATCTTTTTTTGAATTGAAGTTGAATCGTTTAACGAATTCGCACTTTGTTGGAGGCCTTTGATGTAGTCTTTTGTAGAATCCTTTAAAGCCTTTTTTGAGTTTAGTATTTTTTGAAGTTGAGCCTGTAAAGCACCAACAGAACTCGCTGATATCTTCAACGATTCTTGGTATTCTTTTTCTAATTTTAAATCTTCTTTACTGGCCATTTAAAAGTTCCTATTACTTCATGTTTAAAATTCTTTTGTATTCTGATGGAATCTCTTCTCCATTTTGTTTCATTCTCTCTACTTCTTTTTTAAGATTATTCAAAGCATTATCTAAGTTGTTTGTTATCTTATTTAACTTTTTATCTCTTTTCAATTGACGTGTGAGAACTTTACCAAAAATATAATCCACCAACCCTTCGTTCATGTTATGCTTTTTAGCTAAAGCACTAGAAATCTTTTTTGATTGTTTTTCTGTAAGTTTCATAATATTATTCCTTATTTGTACTACTATAAATATAAGTCAAAAAAAAAGTGAGGAATTATTTCCTCACTCTTACATTTGGTCCTCTAGTAGAGGAACTTGATTGTCTATTACTTTCAGCGTTTTTCTTTTCAGCTTCTTTTGCATCAACAAGTTGTTTATAGTAAAAGTTTCTGAGATGCACAGGTAATCTATATACTCCTTCTTGAGTAAATCCATTACCATAATAACACAATTCAAAAATCTGTTTATGAAGTTGAACTGAGTAATTACTCGGAAGGCCAAAAAAACCCGACACCCATTGGGATGGGCTTTACCTCCTTTTCACCCGTTTCTGGATTATCAAATTCAAATTCCATGTTTACATCGGGTTGTAGTTTTGAAATTTCTTTTCTAAACGCTCTTGTATCTCTAGTAAGAAACTGAGTGTTTATGAATTTGGTAATAGTTTGGGTAGATTCTTCTCCATCAATAGAAAGAATCATATATCTATATCGTGTAGTTAATTCAGATGAAGTATCTTTTCCTGCTTTTTTGTTCAATCTACTAAGTGCTCTTACATCAGCATCTATTTTTTTCTCATCTCCATGAGTTAGTAACTTGAATTCTAATTCTTTACCAGTTGATGTTTTAAACTTATACTTATTTTCTGGTGATAGAATATCAAAATCTACTTCTTTTGTTTGTACTTTCCCCAAATCAACAGATGTTTCAATATCATCTCCATATTCATCGGTTATTTGTACAACATATTCAGGTCCATAACCTAAAATACGAGCCGCTAACATTATAGCATTTTTATCCCCTATAAGAATGTCATCTACGTTTACCTTCTTATCTACTATAATCGACTCAAATAACTTATCAAGAACCACCCCCTTTCGTATGAGATTCTGTGAAGCAAGAATTTCTTCTTCTTTCGCAGTCATGTATTTTATTTCTATTTCTCCAGATGATAGGGGATTATCTTCTGGATAACATTTACCTTGTGATGGTAGTGATATCACTTCGGTAGGAAAATCGTAATTTGCCATATAACTTTATTTTAATTGTTCGTATATAAATATATAAGTTTTAAAAAATTAGAAAATAAGGCACAAAAAAAGTTCTCACTAAGAGAACTTTTTTCTATAAAAATAATTTTGGAGGAATATTAGAATTCTAGGATAGCATAATCATATGATAATGTTAACTCGATTGAAGTTGGTTCATTTGATGACCAATCTAAACTACCGAAGTTTGCTGATTGGATAAATGCACCTTTAAGAGTCCATTGTTCAATCTTATCACCAACAGGTCCTAACATATAAAAGTTGATATCTTTTTTGTAGAAATCAGCATATCCATCTCTACCTGTTAGGGATTCGTGAGATGTTCTTACCCATTCCATTACAGATTGTGCACCACTTGGTACAATTGGGTCATATAATGTTATTTCTACATCTTGCCACTCACCTTTTCCTTTAAGTTTTCTCTTAACGTTAATGTGGTCAAGAGTTACAACCTCAAACTGAATTGAAGGTCTGTTAGCTGTTTTGATAAGATATGAAGGGATACCATCGATTTCCATGATGAATCTATTTTTCATCTTCGGTTCGAAGTTGGTATAAAACATATCGTTAAATTCTAATACTTCTGCCATTTTTGTTTATCTCCTATTACTAATATAAATATATAGTTTCTATTTTTTCATTTAATTAAGCTGAGAATGATGCCCCAGTCGGTAGAATGTTGAAATCAATTACAATGAATTCAGCCGTTTTTGTAGGTTGTAAAAATATTTGACCTGCTAAAACGTTTCTATCGATTACATCTGGAGTGTTGTTAGTTTCATCCATTACAACTCTAAATGCATATAACCCTTGTCTTTGTTGTACTCCTTCTAAATAAGGTTGTACTGTGTTAATAAATCTACTTCTTGTTTGTGCCGTATTTTGTTCGAATACTAAGTATCTCGAAGTACTTGCAACAAACTTCTTAACTTTGATTAACAATCTTCTTACGTTGATTCTATCTAAAGCTGATGCCTTATCTTGTAAAGTTTTTTGTCCGAAAGCAACAATTCCTTCGCCTGGGAACTGAGCAATTGGGTTAACTTTTCCTTCATATAAAGTATCTCTCTCAGCATGTGTTAATCTGTTTAGTACAGAAACAGCACCTACGATACCACCTCTGTTTAAACC